TCTTTAGTTTGTGTTGGTTTGTGTTGGAAAATTTTTGGGAAAAAAAATAACCCTCGCTTTCGCGAGGGCTACCTTTTACAGTTTAAGCAACTTTAGAATTTCGTTCAATCGTCACCCATAATTGCGCCACCTTATGAATTAGCGCTAAGTCTGCGGTTTTAATATCCTGTAAATTCTTACCTTTAAAGAATAAGAGAGTGTTTTCAGCGACACTTTCTAGGGTAATTGCTTCCGCTTTTTCTGCAATATCGTCGGAGATTTTCTCACCCTTATCGCGTGCCTGTGATTCTGCCTTGCTCAGGGTCTGCTCGTTAAGTTCGGCGAAACTGGCAGCTTTCTTAATGTGCTTGAGCGCGCCGCCTGCTTTCTTATCGGCTAAGACACGGGCCGAAAGAGAGAGAACCTTGGCCACGGGGATGTCTAAAATTTCCTCTTCGAATTGAGTAATTATTAGAGAGGCAATCGTAACCGATGGGATATGTGAATATCGAACTACTGGTTGGATTTTTACATTTTTTACTAGTTCCTTCATGGAATTCTTGGCGATTTCTTGAGTTAGCCCCGAGTTCAATGTTTCAGCCAGTTCTTGGATGAATTGCATGCCTCTCAGGTTTGCATCTTCACCGTCTGCAATGAGTAGCGCGTAAGAGTCCTGTAGTGCCTTATCAACAACTACGACATCCACTGTTTTTTCTTCGTTTTTCTTCGACATGATTTATCCTTTTCTGTTTTTTATCTATGGCAGATATTGCCACTAGAGGGGATTCTGCCACCTTCCGCGCCTATGTGTCAAACTCATTTACGCCAATTTTTTATTTATTTTACTTACTAGATTATAGAGTGAGGCGAACAGTTGTTTGATTACTGGCTAGTAACTAGAGCCCGTCACTGTCTCGCTATGTGGACGGTCCAACATGTGGCGGTAGATATATTTTGTTATCACGGGGAATTTTATTCATGGGTAAGCGGGTAGGGGATTATCTCCCCAATTCAATTACCGAAGAGACATAAATCTATGAATACAGCAAAAAAAATGAACACATGTACTAAAAAAAAGCGTGTTTGACCCCTATGTTTAATAGGGGAAAAACATATATATATATATACTCCAATAATAATTTTCTGTTATATTTAATATCCCCCCTCAGAGTACTTTAGTACTCCTCGGATAGTGTGACGTACGTCACATCCTACGCTTAACATATAATGGTTTGGGAAAATACTTTCCCAACCCACTCGGAAAAGACCCGTTTGAACGGGTCATCTATAGTATATATATAAATATATACGGAGTCGCTCCGTTTAGACTCCGCTCCTCCTATATATATATAAATTTTAGATTTTTCATAGTACAATTGGGACAGTTATACCGTTTTACACAACCGTTAATACACCGTTTTTAGATAGGGACAACTATGGGGCGAAAAGCGGGAAAACAGAATTATACCAAGGAAGATGCTAAGTCTAAAGTCCTACTTCTTCTTGAGCAAGGTGCTACAGTCACCTCCGCTATGGCAGCCGTAGACCGTCAGGACACCGCCTTCCGCCAATGGTCAATGCAAGATGCTGATTTCAAAGAGGCTGCTGATAAAGCCCGCCTTGTAGGTAAAGGTATTAAAGCCGACTTAGCCGATTTAAAGCAATTACCTTTCCACGAGTTTTCAGAGCAGTTCCTAGATTCTAGACTTTTTTCACATCAACTCAACTGGATTGATTTGATGGAAGGTAAGAGTCCAAGATGGTTACCTTCTGGTATGACCTACGAAATGGGCGACCCTAACCGTGTTTTAATTAACGTGCCACCTGAGCACGCCAAGTCAACTACCATAACTATCAACTATGTAACTTATCAAATTGTGACCAACCCTAATACGCGAGTAATTATCGTTTCTAAAACCCAGGGTATGGCTCGCAAGTTCCTCGGCGCAATCAAAACGCGTCTCTCCCACCCAGGATATATGAAACTACAGACGGCCTTTGGCCCTAATGGTGGGTACAAGGCAGATGCAACACAATGGTCTGCCGATATGATTTATCTAGGTACAGGGCGCGACTCTGGTGAAAAGGACCCGACAGTCCAAGCATTGGGCTTTGGTTCACAAATTTACGGAGCGCGTGCAGATTTAATTATCCTAGATGACGTGGTGATGGGTTCTAACGCTCATGAGTGGGAAAAACAAATTGAGTGGTTGCAAAAGGAAGTTATAACTCGTTTGGGACGACACGGTAAACTTATTATTGTAGGTACTCGTGTGTCATCTGTAGACCTATACAAGATGATTAGAGATGGCGGACAATGGACTGGTGGCAAGACCCCGTTCACATATTGTGCAATGCCAGCCGTATTACAATTTGATGAAAAGCCTGTGAACTGGCAGACCTTATGGCCTGCTACAGACCAACAAGAAAATGATTTGGACGACGTACTTGAAAATGGATTATACCCCAAATGGGATGGACCCTCGCTCTTTAAGCGTCGCTCTGAGGTCGCTCCGTCGGTATGGGCTATGGTCTACCAACAAGAAGATGTCCAACAAGATTCAATTTTCTCCCCAACCTGCATTGCAGGAAGCGTTAACGGAATGCGAAAGCGCGGACCGTTAAAGCCAGGAAACCCAGGACACCCTCAGCATGTTGAAGGTTATACGGTTATGGGACTTGACCCTGCTATGGCAGGTGCTACAGGTGCTGTGATTTGTACGTACAACAGAGCAGATGGGCGCATCTATGTTCTAGATGCTGTCAATATGACAGAGCCTAGTCCAAAAAAGATTCAAGATTTGATAGAAGACTGGGTTGAGCGATATAGCCCACAAGAACTACGTATTGAAATTAACGCACATCAGAAGGCTTACGCCTTAGATGATAACCTGCGTAACTATCTTGCATCTTATGGATGTAGATTAGATTCACACTTTACAGGTAAGAACAAGTGGGACACATCCTTTGGTGTGGCATCTATGGCTATGCTCTTTGGTAACACTAGAGATGGTCGGTTCCAAGATAACAACCTAATTGAACTACCCAGTAATGAAGGCTCGGAAGGTCTAAAGACCCTTGTACAAGAACTTATAACTTGGAAGCCTGATACAAAGAACCCTACCGACGTTGTTATGGCGCTATGGTTCACAATCATTCGCATCAGAGAAATGATGCAACGTTCAAGTCAGGCAACACGATACACAAGCAATAGATGGGCTACTCGCGCTCAGGTTGAGCGAAGAATGGCAATTAATCTAGACGACGAATTTGCTGGCCAATGGTCACAATAATACAGTTAGGACTATAATGGCATTATCAATGGAGCAGGTTGTAGCACGCGTTGACGCATTACGCTACCGTAACTCCGAGCGAGATGCTCGCAATCAAGATGTTCTTGCTGTACGTAAAGGAAAGATTGCCTCAGTTTACCCTGACTTCTTTCCAGATGGTGTAGATGCCAACGTAGTTGCTAACTTTATCGATGTAGTAGCCCGTGACTTATCCGAGGTTATGGCTCCACTTCCAGCGGTTAACTGTTCTGCAGCCAACTCTGTAAATGATAAAGCACGTCAGTTTGCTGACAAGCGTACTCGTATTGCATCTAACTACCTCTCACACTCTGACCTAGCAGTACAGATGTACTCAGGTGCAGACTGGTATATAACATACGGTTTCGTTCCTTTCATAATTGAATTGGACGAAGAATCAAAGATGCCACGCATTCGCGTAGAAAATCCAATTGGGGCTTACCCAGAATTTGACCGCTACGGACGTTGTGTTGCCTTTGCTAAACGCTATCTAATGACTTTGGGAGAATTGGTTTCTCAGTTTCCAGAGTATGAACGTGAACTACTTGGTGGTTCAGGGTATAAGCAAGACCTATATACCCAGGTTGAAATGGTTCGGTATTACGACAAAGACCAGTCACTTATCTACTTACCAACAAAGCAAAATTTAATTTTATCTTATGTAGCGAATCCGTTAAATAAGATGATGGTTGTCGTAGCCCGTAAGCCATCTATCGATGGCGAACTGCGTGGACAATTCGACGACGTATTAGGTATTCAACTTCTCCGCAACCGTTTCGCCTTACTGGCAATGGAAGCAGCAGAGAAAAGTGTTCAAGCACCAATCGTATTACCTCAAGACGTACAAGAACTCCAGTTGGGTGGCGATGCGGTTATTCGTACCGCTAACCCTGCTGGCGTTCGACGTGTCGAATTAAACCTTCCACAAGGCGCATTCCAAGAGTCAGCACTTCTTAATCAAGAACTTCGTGCGGGTACTCGCTATCCAGAAGGACGCTCTGGCAATATTGATGCTAGTGTTGTTACTGGACAAGGCGTGCAGGCTCTTATGGGTGCATTCGATACCCAAGTCAAATCAGCACAGGCAATCTTTGCATCCGCTTTGCGTGATGTAATTAGCATCTGCTTTGAAGTTGACGAAACAATTTATCCAGAAGAAAAGACCATTCGTGGTGTTGACTCTGGTTCCCCTTATGAAATTACTTACAAGCCGTCTAAGGACCTTAAAGGCGATTACTCTGCTGATGTACGTTATGGAATGCTCGCAGGTTTAAACCCCGCTCAAGGGCTTATATTCATGCTACAGGCTTTAGGTGGCGGTCTTATATCTAAAGATATGGCTATGCGTGAACTACCATTTACCGTAAACGTTACACAAGAACTTGAAAAAATTGAAATTGAAAATATGCGTACATCACTTCTTGGTGGCATTACTGCTATGGCTCAAGCCATTCCAGCAATGGCAACATCGGGTGGAAACCCATCAGATATAGTAACTAAAATTGCTGGAGTAATTGCCGCACGTCAAAAGGGCAAGTCCCTTGAAGATGCTGTTACAGATGTATTTGCTCCACAGCAACAAGTTCCTCCTGCTGGGGCTGCACCTTCCCCTGTTGAACAGCCGTCCCCTGTTCCAGGAGCGGCTCCAGCAGAAGGTCAACCACAAGGTTTAGCACCACAAGCACCACCACCAGACTTACAAACAATCTTATCTACCCTAAGTGGTAGCGGCAAGGCTTCGGGACGAGTAACAACTAGGGGATAACTTATGACAACGCTGGTAGCGATTCAGGGTGACGGATGGTCGGTACTAGGGTGTGATTCTCGCCTTAGTGATGAGAATGGACGCTTTCAAGTAAGCAAGACTCCAAAGATTGTAGAAAACAATGGAGTATTGATTGCTGGTTGTGGTTCATCTCGCGCAAGTAATGTGCTACATTATGGTTACCTACAGCCTAAACCAACACTAAAAGAAAATTTAAATAACTACATGGCACAGAAGTTTATTCCGCAGATGCGTAAAAACTTTGTTGATGCTGGTATTGATATGAAAGAGGACGGCGATGTTGCGCAGAACGAAGGCGGATTTATTGTCTCAATCAAAGGCCAAGTCTTTGCGGTCTCGGATGACTATTCTTGGGATACCGATGTTCGTAATGTATACGTTATGGGCAGTGGCGGAGATATTGCCCTCGGTGCGTTGGCAGCGTTGGGTGTGGAAAAAGTAAAAACTGCTGCGCAAGCAGAAACTATAATTCGTAAGGCTATTGCATATGCTATTGAATATGATTGCTTCTGCTCAGAACCAATCCATACATTTAAACAATTTAAGTAGGAGGAACTGTGACGACAGCACCAAAAGACAATCGTGGCGGTATGCGGCCTACGGCTCCCCAGAATAATCCAGCCAACGTATCAGGCTCAGGTGGAGCAGGTACAAATGGGGATTACTCAGGTTTTGGATATGGACAAAATCTGGAGTTAAATCAAAATCGTATTGCAGGTAACGCTGCAGTTAGTTCCGTAAAAGCAGCAAGCCCAGAATCAAGTGCTCCTTATGGCGGTGCCAACTTTCCTCAACTTGGTACATTTATGGACCCATCTAATAACCCATCAGAACCAATTACTGCTGGTGTAGACTTTGGTCCTGGACCAGGCTCAGATTCACTACCAAAAAACTTTCAGAACAATACACGACCAGACGAAAATTTAAAAATTCTTTCAGACTATCTACCAGACTTAACATTTGCTGCTCGCTCTAAAGATGCTCCAGATTCATTTAAGCGTTTTGTTAACTATCTTGTACAAAATAGTCAAGGAGCCGTTCCAAATGGCTGATTCTATATGGCTACCTGGCGGTCTTTTTGATAACATTGATAAGTTTGCAAATTCGTTTGGGTACCAGAACGCAGCAATTGCTATGGAACTCGCAATGATATCCTGGAAATCTCCAGAAGACAGAGATGCTTTTATTCAAAGTATCACTGGCGAAGATGTCAAGGGTGGAACAGAAAAAAATTATATTAAACAAAAATTCTAGGGGGTATCTATGTCTTGGTGGAGTTCATTCACATCTACGTTTGGCGCTCCACTAAAGACTATTACGGGTGGCGGTAAATTTCTTAATGATGAAGAAAAACAAAAGCAAGAACAATTTAATGCAACTTTAAAATCTGCAATTAGTAATATCGACAAAGAATTAGAATCTACACCTATTGGCAAGATTGCTAAGATAACAACTAAATCAACAGCAGACTTTCTTTTAAAGGGTGCAGTAAAGTTAAACAATAATATTATTTCTCCTTACATTACACGTCCAGCCTCAACACTTGCTCTTGTAACAGATAAAGAATCACCTCTTTACAAAAAAGGTCAATACGAAGAAGGCTTTCAATTTTCTGATATTAAAGCAGCCTACAATCGTAGCGCTAAAGTATCGGTATTTCAGGCTCTAACTAAATCAGAGTTAAGCCCAATTAGTTCTATTGCTTCATTAGTGCTACCTGCGGGTGGTATAGATATGAACAAAGTAGACCTTTGGAACGACGAAAGTATTAAAGAAAACTTTAATGACAATGCAGTTGGTCGTTGGTTTACTGGTATCGGTGACTTTATTGTAGGTAATGTTCTGCTCCTTGGTGCTGGTAAAAGCGTATCCTTAGGAGCCAAGGCTACAATATTAAAGCCAATGGGTCTTTACACTAAAGAAAAGACAATTAAGAATTTAGCAGCAGACATGAAACAGGGCATTTCTTATGCTAAGTCTAATGGTACTATTGGAGCACAGACCGTCTCTGGAAGCCACATGCTTGCCCTTGCAGAAAGCAAGGACTGGGGATTAATTACAGATTTAGTTTCCAAGTACAGCACCAACGAAAGACTTATTCCACTAATTCACAATACATCAGACGCTGATGTTGTTAAAGACTTAATTCTTGCGGATAGCCTAGATATTCCTGCTCTTGAGCGCCTAGTGGCTAAAGATAGTTCTCAACTATTTGATATTGCTGACGTAAAAGGTCAGTTACAAAAGAAGTACATACAAACTGGTAAAGTTTATTTACCCGAAGGCGCAGCAGTGCCCCGTATTCAAAAAGTATTAGACGACGCAATTAATTTAAATCCTCAATTTGTGAAGATTAAAAATGCATTCTTTGATGATAACTATAGTTTCCTAGGTCGTGGCAAAGACTATATGCCAATTGAGCCTAAGTTTGGTGCTAGCGCCCTAATTAAAGGTCAAGAAACTCTTCGCAGCGCCAAAAGCGCTATTCGCAATCGTGAATATGAAAAATTCTCAGGTTTTGCAGAGGCTAAACTTGGCGAAACTATTGGTGGTCTTGCAATTCGCGGTGTTCGTTTTGTTCGTTTTGTTGGTAGAGGAACCGAATCAATGCCAACTGGTTTTGTATCATTCTCTGGTTTACGACCATTGCAGGCACGCACAGAACTTAATGGTTTCCTAGATAATATCAAGATGTTTAGAGATGGTACTTCTAAAATTGAAACATCTCCTGGCGTTTTTGAAAAAGTTGTTGATGTTCGTAGAGGAATTGAAGACCAGTACATGGTTACCCTTGGGGCAAGTTCGGTAGACCAACTTACTGCATTAAAAAACATTGATACCCAAGTTGGGGCTATGCTTTCTTACAGATATGGTCTATACGACCAAGAAGTAATCTCACAATATGTAAAAGAATTTCAAAATAATACGACTAAGGGTATTCAATCCATTAAAAACAATGGATTTGGTTTTGACCTTTCAGGTGACATTATTAAAACAGACGCACAGACAATTCGTCAACTAGCAGAGTCGTATCGATTTACCCCTTGGGATGATATTGAAACCCAAATGCAAATCAACTACGCCAAAAGCAGGGGGGCCAGAACGCGCACAAGCGCCTCTAGAGCAGCCAACGAAATCTTTGCTCAGTTAAACCGTGTCTGGACATTTGACGTGCTTGCGCGCCCATCCTATGCCTTTAAACAGTCCCTATTTGAGCCAATCATTAGTGCTGGTGTTTCTCAAGGAATTGGTTTTGTATTAAATAATATTATTAAAGACCAGGGAACTTTTTTCCTAACGAATGTGGGAAATATTACTATGGGTAAGTTGGCAACTATTACCAATAGAGCACAATACAAGGCTGTAAACAATGCAGTCAAAGTTAAGAGCGAAGCCCTTCAAAGAGCCATTGGCATAAAAGAAACCGCACAAGCCAATGTTGAATCATTGTTAAAAGAGGCATCCCCTGCTACCAAGAAACAGAATTTGCCTACTGCTCAAAAAGAATTAAAGGCAGCATCTGCACTACTTGACGAAATTGAACTAGACCTACGTGAAGCAATTAATCCTTTTGGTAAAGTAGAAACAATTCCAAGTATCGCAACACTAGAACGTCGAGTTGCATATCTAGAGTCTAAGCCTGGTATAACAACTAAGACTGCAGAAATTGCGGAAGCAAGAGCAGCAATTACAAATTCTAGAAATGTAATTTCTAAGTTAGCAACCAATAAGAAAGTAATTATTGATGCTGATAACCTAGTTGCAGCGGCATACGTAAAGATTGATAGCGCTCTCAAAGAACTTGGTGAAGCCCGCGTAACCCAAGCCGATACATTTGGTAAAAGTGCTGCATTCAAAAAACGCTATTATAGCAAAGAAGTAAGTTACCGCATGGTTGGTGATGATTATGTGGGTCTTAACAGCCTTATACAGGAATCTACAATTGGTGGTGGTAATCCTTTTACTACTGCTTATCGTCAAGAAACTAAGAATGCTGGCACAACTCAGTTAACATTTCTTAATGAATTAGCAGTGGGACAGACAAATTCTTTAATTAAAAATAAAAGACCACTAAGNGTTATTAACGTTGCTGATGAAACTTACTTTGAGGAACTAGCACATATAGCCAATCGTCAATATCGTGGCGACCCTCTTATGGATTTAATCTTCTCGGAGACCTCAATTGATGACATACAACGTTGGGCTGCAACCGATACGGGTGCTTCTTACCTACGTAACTTTGGCGTTTATAACGTAAAAGAAGTACCATCTTATATTGCAGATAAAGTGGCTCTTGTGCAAAGAATGTTTCCTTCTTACGAGGCTCGCGCAGCCATAGTAAAGGGTGAAGTTACATCACAGCAACTAGGTAAATTTCTTGCCCCATACACAGATGAACTATATGACATTACTCCGTCTAACCATAACTATGCAGGTTCAAACTTTGGTATGGGTATTACTGCTAGATTCTCTAACAACCTTAACCAATTTGCTGCAAGGCAATTTACGCGTTTAGCAAGTGTTGAAAACCCAATTCGCGCCGCTATCTTTGATAAGGTAGCACTAGATAGAATAGCCTCAAAAGCAACCAGATTGAAAGCACAAGGCGTTGATATGACAACTGGTCGCCTTAATGCTCTTGTACAGGCCGCGGGCCGTGAGGCTCTTCAGGAGATGGAAAAGACTCTTTATACTATTAACAACCCTAACCGATTGTTAAGTTCGCTAAGATTGATTTCAGCATTTCCAGCAGCAAACGTTAACGCATTTATGCGCTATGGAAGAATGGCTGCAAGAAACCCTGTTCGAGCAACAGGTTTTATGTTTAACTATGGCAGAGCCTTTCAGTCATTTGGTGTTGACGAGAATGGCAATCCAACGGATGACATTGATAAGATAACCCATCTTATTGTTCCAGGTTCAAAAGAATTCGGGTCTGGACCAAGTGGAGGTGGCGTTAAACTTAGCGCTCAATCACTAGGTTTCTTACTTAACCGTCCAAGTCCTTCATTCGTTGCATCACTTTCACTTGGTACTATAATGACTCAGAATGAAGATTTTGAAAAAACTCTTCAAGATGCTTTGACTATTGGTGGCACCGATTACTACAAGATTATTTTTCCATACGGTCCAGCAACTGATGTTAGAGACGTATACACACCACCTTGGTCTAAGGGATTAGTTAACTACATTGTTGGTCCAAGTGCACCAGCATGGCAAACTAATTTAGTTGATTCACTTATTGGACCTAAGGCAAGAAAAGATTTATTAGGTTCATACAAGTCTATCTATAACCACCATGCTATGTTGGTTGAGATGGGTATTGAAGAAGACATGCCATCAGACAAAGAGATTGAAAAAGAAGTTAGAGCGTTGCAATTTACTAAATTTCATTCTTCCTTTAGTTCCCCTTATGCTGGTATTCCTTTTAAGGTAGAGACCTCCCCTATGGCTCTTACAAACAATCTTTACTACAAACTTCAAGAGAAGTATGTTAATCAAGGCTTACCTAACCAAGCAGCGCGTGATGCTGCTGGTGAAGAGATGCTTTCACTGCTAGGACCTAAATTTATGCTTGACCGCGTAACATTTACTGGTTCATCAAAGAATGTTAATATGCCAGCAACCATTGATGCATACAAGCGTGTCTTTAAAGATAATGATGATTTGGTTGGTAGACTTGCCCAAATAGAACCAGGTGAAATTGGTTTAGTTGGCCTATTAACTGCTGACTTAAGTTATGACCCTAAACAGCAATCTGCTAACATCTTAAATATACTTTCAAATCCAGGTACGGTCCTTCCTGGAACAAGTTTAAAATTAAATGAACTCAAGATGACTCCACAAGAAATTGAAGTACAACGCCTAAAGCAGCGTACTTGGAGTCAATACACAGCAATCAAGGAAGCACTAACTGCCAAGATTACTGATGGCAGAAGTTTTCGAGCACATCCAGAACTAAAGAATGTGCTAGAAACAATCTCTAAGACCCTACTCAAAGAACAAAGCCAGACTTGGTTTGATGAGTACAGCCAATCATTTGGTGGAGATGCTTCTTACAAGTACGCAAGAGCACTCACTGAGATTACAACTGACAAGAAGTTTATGGCAAAGAGTGGGCAGTCTACATTCTATCAGGATGCAAAGTCATTCTTAGAATCTCGCTCAATGTTTGCTAATTTTTATCAAGCGCTCCCAGACTATGACCCACGCAAAGCAAAGTTAGTAGAAATGTACAACTCATGGGTTGAGCAGAATGTTGGGCAATGGGATGCAAATCTTAGCGTATATATTACACGATACTTTGACAATGATACCCTAAAGGTGGTTAATTAATGGTTGATAAGAATAAGAATGGAATTGACGATTCTAAAGAGTTAACCACTCCACTATCAGACCAACAGGCACTTGCTGGAGTAAGTGGCAATGCTTTGGCTCAAATCTTGGCTTCTACCTTTGCAAATAACACATCCAGCACTAACAACGCACGTTCTGGCACATCTGTATCTACCAATGTTCAACGCTTAAATGCAGCATCTGCTAAGGCTTTGTTAACGGCAGCCGCTCAAGATGAAGACTATATGGGCAAGTTAACTAACGCTGATGTAGAACAATTTATGAAAGAGTTTGAAAAAGAACAAAATCGTCAAATTGAAAAGGTGGTTACAACTACTGCTCAAAAAACAATAAGTGGCGGAACTACTCAAGACGCGATTGACAGGACAACCGAGAGTACCCAGCGTACAGAGTATCCATCATTTTTTAATCCAGAGCAATTTACAAGAGACTTTATTTGGTCTAAGATTAATTTTAAAGATGAAGCGAATCTGGGCAACAAGGCTTTAACTGCCTTGGCTCAGGCTCGAGGAATCGTAGAAAAATTTCAAATTATAGGTGTATCACCCCAAGAGGTAAAAGCAGCAGCCAAGTTAATTGCCCGAGGCAAAAAAACAATTGAAGATTACACAATAGAACTTCAAAAAGTTGCAATAAAAGAATATCCTCAGTTTGCAGACCGTTTTGCAACTGACCCAACCTTAACAACATATGATATTGCTTTTCCTGCTATTAAAATTCTAGCAAAGGCTTGGGACAAAGACCCTAGCCAAATCGAGATGAGCAACCCACTTATTTCATCATGGTTAAACTATGCTGGTCCAGATGGTAAGGGTAAGCAGCCATCATATTATGATTTACTATTAAAAGCAAAAGATGACCCACAGTATCAATTTTCAGAGGAAGCAAACAATGCTGCACGTGATAGTGCAACAAGTCTCTCCAGAGCAATTGGATATGGAATATAATGGCTATTGCAAGAGAACCAGGAATGACTGCTGCAGAATTTAAGGCTGCTAACGCAGCGGTGACTGCTGCACGAACTGCAAATAATAAACCAGCAGCCGCTCCAAAAGCCACACCTTATAATACTGGAACTGCATTTAATCCTTTATACGGTAACCCCTTAAATACTACTACACCAAAAGTTGTTGGTACGGCTAGCACCTCAATAAAGAAGATTACGAGTGTCAGTGAGCCAGCAAAAAAACCACCTGGGATAATCGAACCAAAGGTGAAAAGAACTCTTGTATCAGTAATTCAAAACTCTGATGGAACGGTAACTAAGTATTATAGTGATGGCACGGAAGAACCTGGAACCACAATTGCAGGTTCAGGTGGAGGAACTCCATTAGAGCCAGAGCGTACATTGGCAATCAATACTTTTAAAAATACTTTTGCATTACTTGCTGGCTCAGACGAAGCAAATAAACCATATGTAGAAAAATTATATACTTTAATTTCTGGTTTTTATAAGACTGGCTCTACAATCGAAGAGTCATTAAATTTAGCACTATACGAAGCGGAAGTAAGAAAAACTATACCAGAATTTACTGAAAGATTTGAAGGCATTTTTAAGTTACGAGATATGTTAAAATCAGGTGTTGCAATACAAGTTCCAACAATTGCAGAGTTTGTAAAATCAGAAGCAGAACTTGGTCAAGTTATGATTAGGGCAGGTTTTTCTGATTTAGCAAACCAAAAATTTCTTGGAGGCATTCTTGGCTTGGGTAAATCCGTAAAAGAAGTAACTGCTCTTATAGATGAAACTTTTAAATCAATTGATAATGCCCCAGAGGCGTTAAAGAAAGACTTGCAATCGGTTGCCCCAGGAGCAGATAGAACTTCAATTGCTAGAGCATTATTGCTCGGCAAAGAAGGTGCTGCTGCCCTCAATAAGCAAATTGCAGCAACCTCAGTATTTTCTGCCTTTAAGTCTCAAAACCTTAATATTGATATGAGTACTGCTGGTGACTATGCAGCAAGAGGATATGATTATGCTGAGACGTTAAAGAGCGCAGGCGAAGTAGCAACGGCTAAACCTACCTATCAGAAGTTAACTGAAATTAGCACTGGTAAAAAAGTAGAAAGTACCGATGCTCAATTAGGGTTGCAAAAAGCAATTTTTGAAAAGAACCTAAACGAACAACAAAAAATTGATGAAGAGGCCAAGAAAGAAATAGCACGCTTTAGTGCTTCTCCTGGAACGGCAGGCTCTCGCAGTCTAGCATCTAGCAATAGGGCAAACAGAAGAACATAATAGAATCCTGAACGGACCCACCAGCCCCGTCAGCGTAAAAGACTGGTAGCAAGAGCCAGACCGATTCCCCGATTGGAACCTGTGGCTTGCGAACTAACTACGAATAGAAGGGTGGCGTTGCTATGAGCAACAACTACTGGGATGATGAAGACGACGAACTAGATACAATCGAAGACGTGCCGATGGATGGAAGCGACTTACTTAAAAAGTTGCGTAAAGCCAAGCGTGCAGATGAGAAGCGTATCAAAGAACTCACTGAGCAACTTGAGGGATTTTCCAAGACGCAGCGTGAGGCAATCGTTAAATCTACACTAGAAAAGAAGGGCGTTAATCTAAAAGCAGCACGATTAGTAATGAAGGATTTAGAAGATATTAGCGAAGAATCGGTTAATAACTGGCTCGACGATAATGCTGATTTATTCGGACTAACGGTTGCACAAGATACTTCTGCTATTAGCCAAGAAGACCGCGCAGCGTTGCGCAATCAAGATATGGTTACACAGAATGCTTTAAGCCCTGACCGAGCAAACGATGTTGAATATCGTCTTTCTCAAGCAACATCCGAAGAAGACATTTTGTCAATACTTCGTTCTCAACAGTAATTATTCATTCATAGTCACTTGGAGGTGACCGCACATGCCTACAACATACACAGGCACAACAAACACAGGTAGTACTTCTTTCGGAGGTACTGTTGGTGGTGCAGGTCTTGTACAGAAGGCGTATGACCGTCTTCTAGAGTTCGCACTCCGCGCCGAACCACTTATTCGTTCAGTCGCAGATAAGACCCCAACCAATCAAACAAATCCAGGCTCAACTGTAATTCTACAGAAGTACGTTGACCTAGATAAAGCAACAGGAACACTTACTGAGTCAGTTGACCCAGATGCAGTTTCTATGTCAACACCAACACAGATTGCGGTTACTCTTAATGAGTACGGTAACTCTGTTCTTGTTACACGCGCTTTGGAACTATTCAGCCTTGCTGATATTGACCCAGCGATTGCTAACATCATTGCATTCAACCTTGCAGATTCAATCGACGACGTAGCAATGACAACGCTTCGCGGTGGAACCAATGTAATCTACGGTGGTACTGCAACATCAACAGCGACAGTAGCCGCTGCTTCGACACTTGACTCAGCAGACATCCGTAAGGCTGTTGCTAAGTTGCGTTCAAACAAGGCTGTTGCTCGCAAGGGTTCAATGTACTGGGTGGGTATCCACCCAGAAGTATCACACGACCTCCGTGCCGAAACAGGCGCAGCGGCTTGGCGTGACCCACATAACTACCAGGCTGGAGAACAAATCTGGGCTGGAGAAATTGGTTCATACGAAGGTGCATACTTCGTTGAGTCAGCACGCTTATTCTCAAGCAAGGCTGGCGCAGACCAGACAGCACTAGCAACTGCTCCTGCAGTAAGTGGTGTTTCTGGCGAGTTCACAATCGTAGTAGCAAATGCTGCTTTTGGTGCACGCGCTGAGGTCGGAGATAAAATCTCTGGAACTAACGTAGGTGCTTCTGCAAAGATTACAGCAATCGCTGTCGGTGCAACCAATACTACACTTACAGTTAGCGTTGCTAACTCAGGTACTGTTGGAACCGCTACTCTTACAGTAACACCAGTTACTCGCGTATTCAATACAATCGTATGTGGAAAGCAAGCAATGGCTCAGGCTGTTGCAGAAGAGCCACACGTTGTTATTGGTAACGTAACTGATAAGTTGATGCGTTTCCGCCCAATGGGTTGGTACGGCGTACTCGGCTTTGCACGTTACCGTGAAGAAGCACTTTATCGCCTGGAAACAGGCTCATCAATCGCTGCTCTCTAGTAGTTAATTGACGCTGTGGTAGGGGGATAAAACTCCCTATCACGGAGTAAGTTCACTAAGGAGGACTAATGGCTACATGGTTGTTCAAAACACCAACTGTAAGAGAAGGTCCAATTGGAACTGGCTCTCGTTTATTCTATTTCTATAAAATGGAAGTGGGGGTATCTATAGTCAAAGAAGAAGGTATCTACTATCAGGCAAGATATCTTTTAGACTCAGATGTAAACAGTTACCAAGAAGTCTATCGTGGTGGAGTTAACCACATGGTTAGTGATGAAATTAAGGCAGCATTAATTGCTGGAGATATAGATGTGACAGAAACAAACTTTACAGTACAGTAGGGACATAATGAATTTACATAGAGAACAGAAGCATCCCGAATATGTAGAAGGATGCTTTGGTTGTAAAGTAGGAACCCTAGAACTAAATAGTGGGGATGCAGCCAAGCCAATATCTGAAAAGAAATGGCAAGGCGAGTTAAACGCCTATAGAGATGCTAGAGCGCAAGGTATACAGCCAGCAGGAACAAGTATGGCTCATATACAACAGGCACACAAGGCAAGTGAGGTTCTCAATAAACCTTATAATGCTAACAATATGCCAAAGGCACAAGATATAAATAAGAAATCCGTAGAAGTACTTAAACATACAGGAGCAATATAATGCCAAAAGTTGGAATGAAAGAATATGGATACACACCTAAGGGTATGGCTATGGCAAAGATGGAAGCAAAGAAAACTGGCAAGAAGATGGTTGTTAAGAAAACCGCTAAGAAAGTTGCCAAGAAGAAGCCTATGCCTGCATTCTTAATGAAGAAGATGGGCAAGAAGAAGTAATGCACGTCGCTAAGCCAAAACCAAGTGCTAAGCCAAAACCAAGTGCTATGCCAAAGAATCCTACACTTAATGATTATTTAAAAAGGGGTCTACGACCACCTTCAAAAGGAAAGAAAAAACCATCAGATTCTGATGTTATTCTTAAGAAACTAAGGTAAATAATGGTAGTCAATAAGGCAGCAAAGTCAAAAGTAAATCAGGCAGGTAACTACACCAAGCCTGGAATGCGTGCTTCTTTATTTAAGAAGATTAAGGCTGGCACCAAGGGCGGAGACCCTGGAGAATGGTCTGCCCGTAAAGCGCAACTGCTTGCAGTTCAATACAAGAAGGCTGGCGGAGGCTACAAGTAATGACACTTGCCAAGTCACAACAGTCCCTTAAGAACTGGACTACTCAGAAATGGACAACCTCTGATGGTAAACCATCTAAGGGTAAGAAAAGATATTTGCCTAAGGCGGCCATGGCTGCTTTAACACCAGCGGAAAAGGCTGCAACTAATAAAGCCAAAGCCAAAGGTAATGCAAAAGGTAGGCAGTTTGTAAAGCAACCTAAGGCAATAGCAAAGAAAACAAAAGATTACAGATGAAAGACTCAAGATTAACTCGGGCTGGTGTGGCAGGCTTTAATAAGCCTAAGGCTACACCGAGTCACCCTACTAAGTCACACGTTGTTGTGGCTAAGGTAGGTGGCCAGGTTAAGACCATACGCTTTGGACAACAAGGCGTTTCTGGCTCACCTAAAAAACAAGGAGAGTCTGCTGCTTACGCAGCAAGACGGAAATCTTTTAAAGCAAGACATTCAGGTAATATATCCAAAGGAAAAATGAGTGCCGCATATTGGGCAGACAAGGTGAAATGGTAATGGCAACAGATAAGAGTTTTTATAATAAAAAGATTAAAGTATCACAATCTACAATTGATGATATTAAGAGAATGGGAATGACCAAAGCGCTTAAACTTGCTGGTCAGAACTCAAAGGCTTCCCAAGGTGGACTTGTAAAAGAATACCAAGAAGCAACTAAGCGTCTTTATGGACAGAGGCGCTTTAGCGCAGCAACAGGCTCAAGCACGGTCAAACCAAAGCCGATGGACTCACGCTTTACAGGACTTGGTGCTGGTAAACCAAAGCCGATGGACTCACGCTTTACAGGACTTGGTGCTGGTAAACCAAAGCCGATGGACTCACGCTTTACAGGACTTGGTACTGGTAAACCAAAGCCATCAACGTCAATGAAGCCTAAGTCTTCATCAAGCAACAATACTAAATCAAATATCCTTAAAGGTCTGGGTGCAGTCGCCGTAGGCGGTTTAATACTTGCAGCAACCAAGAACCCAGCAGCAGCAGCCCGAGCAGGGTCTCTTGCTATGAAGGGTAAGAACACTGTACAAGCCACTAAAAAAGCAGGACCAATTGCAGGTAAGATTTCTAGAAAAGGTCCA